AATCCTCTATTCACGCGGACCTGCGAGCCTGATCGAAAAAAACAGGCGCACGGGTCAACTGCAATTTGAAGGCGTGATCATCACACACACACAACGAGGTAACAATGACACTGGATCTACTGGAAACAATCGGGTCAACAACACCCTCAACCGCATCAGCAACGCCCTCAGTGGCGAACCTACCCGAATCGCAACGGTTAGCAATTAATGAGGCACTACAACGATTAGCCTCAGAGTATCAGTGGGATTTAACCGATGTGGATTTGGATACGTGGACGACGGCACTCGCTAATTTTTCTCACGGCGAGATTGTTGGCGCAATATCTCGTCACCTGATGGACACCACCCAAACCTCAACTGGATCGATAGCCTCAACGTATCGACCCAAAATCGGACAAATCGTCAACCATGCGTTGGCGATACGTAAAGAGGTGGAACAGGCCGAACAGATCAAACTCGCAAAAACGCGAGTCTACGAGCCAAAGGAATCCGAGTCAGTCGTCAAACGGCGCGGGGATTATTACAAAAAACTCATTCGCCGTCAGGAAGATATCGGGATTAAATGTCGCAAAGACATCATCAAACGATACGACCTATCAGGGCGCGTAGATGGTGGACAATCGTTTGTCAATGAGGTTTTGCGACGCGCCGAACGACCGCGTGTTTTTCCAAAATCGGGGCAAAAATGGGTAGACGATGAATCGCCAAAAGGAATCCCCCATGATCAGATTGGATTGGATTACGATAGGGTCATGGCAGTCGCGGAGGTTGTTGCGAACGAACGGGGAATACGGTGACGGCGTTGGCGAGAGTGTTTAGCTCGGCAGATTCAAGATTAACGCTCACACGGGAGTTAATCGCTGAGTATGTCAAACGCTACGACACTGCTATCGAAGCCGCCGAAGCACTCGGATGCAACCCACGATCTCTGCGAAAGGCATCGCGGAAATTCGGATTCTCATGGCGATTGCGTAACAAAAAAATCAATGATCACAAAACCGTCGAATCGGACTCAACGCTGATCAAATTGGAGAATTATTTTGTCGGTAAATGCACCTCATGTGGTATTGGCTCACAGAGTCATTCGACAATTTGTTTCTCGTGCTACGCAAAAACGAGGCGCAATGACAACAACACTTGATTGCGAGACACCAGTAGGTCGGGAATATATTCGCCATGAAACAGACATTGCAGAAGACCTTGAAAATATATGGTCAGGGTCAATGATTTCATTAGGCAAATCGAGTCGTGTTGATCGATTACTGATTGATCCCATAACCAAATCCGTCCGGGCAGCTATTGAGATCCGAAGCCGAAATGAAACGCTAAACGAACTCAGTAATTATGGGACAATATTTATCTCAGCAGAAAAATGGACTGAAATGCAGGTGCTGTGTATGAGCCTCAACATACCATCAGTATTTGTCGTCAAATCGATACCTGATTGCGCCATGCTGTGGTGTCACCTACACGACCGACACGGATCACCTATTAGTAGGTCGAGAGTGCAACGACGGCGAGTGCAGAAATCGTGCAATGGAGGCATTACCGACAAAATTATGCGAGAGATTGATATACGAGATTTTCAGCGAATTTGAGAGTTTAGGCAACGTAGCGAGGGTCGGGGGACTTAACGCCGTGATCGTTGTCTATGGGGGGTTAGGTGAAGAACAAAAGGATATTTGCGGATCTACCGCAATCCATTGGGGAGCTTTGCCTACCCCCTACACCAACACAAACCGAAAGATAAAAATTGATACGCAAAAAGAAAATAGCAGAGGGTATGGGAGCAAGCTTGCCTCAGAACCCAAGCAAAATAGGACGCAGATCTGGACGGCGAGGCGCAATGGGGACGCAATACGACCCGTATCTACGATTAGCCTCAGCAGTAATAGCTAACAGTTTCATCGAATATCAACACGCGCAAATCAGGATAACTGAGGACAACTGGCGTAACGAAAAAGACAAAAAAAAGACTCACGCATCAATTGGAGAGATTGAGGCCAGCCTATTAGATCCGACAAACCCATATATCAATTACTTAGAGGCGCATGGACACGAGCTATCACAAAAAAAAATATACAATAGGATGAAACAATTCAGGGAGTCTGCTATCGTAGCGTAAAACTTAACAGGGATGAGGTGGAGGATGCAGGGTGCAATAAAATTAAGGCCACATACGTGGAAAGAACGTCGTGTAACAATTGTCAAATTGCTACGTCAGGGCGTAAAAAGCCAAACTGAAATAGCAAAAATAGTCGGATGTAGTCGTCAGCTTGTCCATATACATCTGCGGTCACTGGAGACAGTCGAGACTGTTCCGAAACCAAAAAATTTTGCGAAATGGACAACAGTAACGTCCAATAATTGATACATGAGTCAAATCTCAAAAAAATAACATATAGACCAAACACCCCCAACGAGCTACGAGAGTTTTTAGTTGGCATTGGCTATACCGATGAGTCAATGTCGGGGATGTTTGAGTCTATTGTGTGGTTGATAAAACGAGAGCGCGGTAGAACGTCTACGATACTGTTCCCCAATAAAAACCTAATCGTAGAGATAGTATAGCGAGGTGTGTGTAATGGTGAGGAGGTGAGGATGGATGCACTAAATGAGTGGAACGAGATGCCTGAGTATAATAACAGCAGGGAGCCAGATCCGTTAATCGAAGCAAAGTTTCGCTTTAAAACTCAAGATGATTTTGACGAATTTCATCAAAAAATAAAAAAACATCTGTATGACGGAAAAAGAGTTTTTGACGGGATGCAACAAAAACTTAAAAAAAACACATGGTATCCATTAAAAGAAAAGGCATCTAAATATCAATACATAGGAGACTCAAATCCCAGTCACCCTATATATATAATTAGTAAAGGGCGATCACATCGAAATCCAACCAGCAAGATTTTATCCGAGTATAATATCCCCTTTAAAATAATCGTAGAAGAATCCGAATACGAGTCGTATAAATCTATAGTGTCTGAGAATCAAATACTCATTCTTCCTCAACACTACAAAAACTCATACGACCATTTTTGGGAACAATCCAATAAAACTGGGAGCGGACCTGCTCGTAATTATGCGTGGAATCATGCAATAGCATCAGGACACACTCGCCACTGGATCGTAGACGACAATATCGAGGCATTAGATATTTATAATCGCAATCTAAAAATAAAATGCAGGTCGGGTTCGTTTTTTCAAATCATGGAGGAATTTGTTAATCGATACAAAAACATTGCTATTGCAGGTCCGAACTACGCAATATTTTGTCCCGCGCACGAAGGTCGCCCTCCATTTAAAATTAATACCAGAGTGTACAGTTGCCTGTTGATTGACCATGCGCTATGTGGCGATCTGCGATGGAGAGGACGATACAATGAGGATACTGACCTATGTCTACGGGTATTAAAATCAGGACATTGCACGGTTTTATTTAACGCTTTTTTGATCGAAAAACGAGCAACAAAAACTGTTGCTGGTGGAAACACAGACGAGCTGTATACTAACGGGACGTATAGCAAATCAAAAATGATTGCAGATATGCACCCAGATGTTTGTCGTATGACTAAGCGATTTGATCGTGATCATCATTATTGCAATTACGCTGGTTTTACAAACAAACTGATCCGCAACGACGATTATGATTACAGTAGTGAGGTCAATAATTACGATCTACAGCTCATATTTGCAAAATCTGGAGAGATTGTTGCGTAATGGCAATTATATATTAGATATATAATATATATTTTGCATATATAATATTGACAGTTGACAAAATGCCATTACTCAGGTAGTTTTATCTATATCAACTGAGCCTTTCGTGGATTTGGTTGGTGTGTGTGTGGGGGAATCGGCGTCGTGGCTGATTCCTCCCTTTTTTTTGCTATGATTGGCCGATCTTTTTATTCTCAGTTTAATTTTAGAAACAATATATTAGGGATATAGATACGGGGTATAGTGCTAATTTGTTCACTATTTAAAGGTAAAGTTTCCTGTTGATTTGTCAAATGTTATATCTATATTCATCGGTCTTAATAATTGCGCTTGGAGAGATTATGATGTTTCTAACAAAGCCGAATCAAATAGGAAGATTAAAAATCATCTGTCCCAACGGACAGGATCGAACAAAAAAGCGTCGTAACTTGTTGTTTTTATTGCGCCCATAGCTCAGCTGGTAGAGCAGCCGACTCTTAATCGGCTTGTCCGAAAAAACCACGCTTAAGCCAATAATAAACAAACACATACGACAGGTTGAAATAGTTCAGAACACTAATAATCGGCCAAAAACGTCACAATCTCTCTTAAATCAGTTGGTTTGACCAACATTAAGGAGAGAGATCTATGCCAGTAAAAATTGAACGCGCTCAAAAAGAATTTCTATCAGAAAAAAAACTGCTTGGCCGATCACCAGCAACCCTAAAGTACTATAGAGGGATATTCTCAAGGGTTGACCGCTGTTGCCCCACACTGACTATGCCCATATCTCAGGCCGACTACACGGAAATGATATGCTCGTTACGGGATGACCCTAATATAAATGATGTGTCAGTGGTTAGCTTGTGGCGTGGCATTAGGGCGTTTTTAATATGGGCAAAAACGCAGGGCTATCAAACAGAAATCCGATTTGGCAATTTAACGTCACCCGAAAAACAAGTCCGACCATTAACTGAAAAGCATATCAAAAAAATATGGAAAGTCCTATCTCGTGATAATAAATACAATACCGTCAGGACTCGCACCGTACTTATAATGATATACGACAGTGGGTTTCGGTTGTCGGAATTGGCAAAACTAAAAACAGCCGACCTTGATCTTGATCAGGGATTTGCACATATCGTACAGGCAAAGGGGGCTAAGGATCGTGTCGTTCCTCTATCTGCTGTTGTAATTTCTCAACTAAAACAGTATCAGCAAGCACGGGCAAAAGTAGTTCGCTATGCTACTGATCATTTTTTTCTAAACGAACGCACTGGAGGTCCGTTAGGCACTCAGGGCATTCATTATATGTTTAGATTGTTGCGAAAAAAAGTAAAAATAGACGACAACATACGCCTATCTGCTCATACACTACGCCACTCATTCGCCCTCGCATATGTTGAAAAGGGCGGTGATCCTTATTCGCTTCAACGCATATTAGGCCACACGACTCAGGCTATGACGAAAAAATACGTCAACATGTCTCCAGCATCACTCATAAAACAACACAAACAATTTTCCCCAGCAGAATCAGTATTCGACGATTAGGCTTGAGCGCGGGAAAGTGCTTCAGCGTCCCACAGTGCTATCCCGCGCACATTCTCCGACGCATCAAATAGCCATTGCACAGCAATTGGAGACTCAACACCCTGACCTACCGCCCACGTTGCTAATATGCTCTCCAACATACTGCATGACACAACTGCTAACGGCGTAGGATCAGTACTCTCTGGCGACACTCTCAATTTGATAACCTCCGTGGTTGCACGACCGCCCTGCTCGCCCTATTGCTATAAGCTATCGATAAATCTAACATCCACGCACCTTTTGGCCTTGGACTCTTCCCTGTTTCGTGCCACCATCCATCCCCCTCATTCCCATACTCATCTTTATAGCTCGGCATACTCAAATGCCATTGAGTTTCCTGACCGATTTTACCCCGTTCAGATACTCGTTCCCGTTGTATTTCCATCAGCCACGACTCGTGAATATGCCCTGAGATTACAATATCTGCGTCAGGTAAAAAATTCGCCCTACGGCTCGCAATAATAGTTCCCTTAGTTACTGCACCGCCTCCACCACTGCCATGCGTATACGCCAATTTTATAGTGTTAATATGTTTTTCTTTGAGGTAAACTTGCAACAACAGCCATCCCGTATATGGCATTTGAGGGATAGTCACGCCAGTATTTTCTCGAATACGCTGTATAGTTAATTCCAGTAGATCGACCTCAGCATATTTTAATATTGAGGTTTCGTGATTACCGCTCGACCAACTTATAATGTTATGTGCGTAAGGGGTTAAAAAATCCGTTGCTTGTTCAATGAGTCCGTTAATATAGCTGGATCGAAGCAACTTTGGATCGAGCGCACTTTTCGACGACCGCTTGTCGGATCGTCCTTGCATTGCATCAAAAAAATCACCAAAAATCGCTATAGGTACATTCTCAATTTTTGCCTTATCGTAATGACGCTTTAGCATCAATTTGTCGCAATCGATACTATCGTAATGCTGATCACTGCTACATAATAAACTGCGTGTCTGCGTAGATTCATCAAAAAACACGGGAACCATCAAAACTTTATTCCCAACGCGCTTTACTTCTGTACCCATAATCCCACCGCCCTGTTATTGTTGCTCTGTCTGTGGACTATATCAGAGGGGTAATACGGGAGATTAAAACAATTTTTGCAATGTTGATCTTATGCCTAACCCATACGATGCTAATTTGCCAATTCTATTAAACATCGATTGTGCCTCTTGAGGTGTTATTCGTCCGTCTGAGTTAATCTGTCGCCAGTGATCGATAACCCCATTTAACTCGTTGATCAGTTGCACAACATCCTCATACGGCTCCTTATATGCTTTAATTTTTTTGACTCCAACTGCAACAATTCCACTGGTGGCAACTATCGCACCAGCCCCTCCAGCTAACGTCGAAATATCAATCCCAAACATACACCACACCTCACAATTTAATTGTTAGTTGACACTACATCTCCCTGCGATAAATCCTCAGTATTGTCAGAGACAATCGAATTTAAGAGGTCAACATCGCCAATCTGTTCGTTCAGAACTGCGATTGCTCCCTGTAGTCGTAGTATATTAGACTGTAGATCAGCATGGGATTTTTGGTTTTTTTCCAGCTCTCCCATTTTTTTGTTATATTCTTCTAATAACTGATCTCGTTTTTCTTCCGAATTAAACTCTGACATATAATGCCTCCATGTTATTGGTAAAATATTACTATTAAAAACAATCACTTAGGGGTATCGGGGCAACTAATGCGGACGCGATGCCTTCCAGAACCATCCAAACATTAATGTAAAAACCCACATGATAACTGCGTGAGGAGCCTCATGGCTCCAGAAGTCCTTCCATGCGTAACCTCCGGGGAATCCGATAACTTTCCAGATCTCGTATAACAGGGTCACTGAAATTGCCGCCGCTCCAGACCACATCCCACTTTTCATAGCTTCTTCAGAGGCTTTTTGTTTTTTTGTAAGCTGAACAATTCGCCCTCTTGATCTTTTGACGGTTTGCCGTAGTTCATCTCTTTCGTGACGATAATCTCGTGCAACCTGACCTTCAGATTTTGACACTTTTCTGAGGCTGTAAACCTCTTCAACCGCTTGTAGATATGCTTTCCTCATTTCTTCCCCGCTACGTATTTCATTGTAGGGTTTATATCGTGAGGGCATCCCTATCTCCTATTCTTCCTCCTCGTTATGATGTCCATTCGGACCCTCTCCAGATCTCCAAAAATCTTCAGTTTCCAACTTAGTTAAAGGCTTTTCAATATCTTTACTGCCCAACTCCATGTTAGGCACTTGCATTTTTGTCCCGCCAACAATTTTCCCGTCTCGGTAAGTGTATAGGTAAAAAATCGTCTTAGTTAATCCGATGCGAACAATACGTGCTGGTCGCCCTGAGACAATAACGACATCATCCTCTTTATACTCAGACCCGCAATATATCAACAGCCCCTGTACAGCAGACTCTACAGATCCTTTTAAAAACAATAGAATAAAACCGACTAATAACAGCCATGTGTATTCGGCGATTAATGCTGATAGCCCACTCTGCTCGCCAAACGTATTCAAAGCAGTTACTGCCTCAGTTTCCATTTAACTCCACGGAGCGATTGCAGACTGAGAGTTTTTACGTTCATTCTCAAGATCTTCCGTCATTTGATCGGTAAGCCTCGTATCGGCCAACATTGCTTCTGCGTATGTTTTTACACTATCAGGGATCTCAGATAAATCGTCAAACGCAGTGAGATTGCTGGCCGATGATATATCGCTTGGAGGCGTTGTGTAAAATATTGCGAGTCGCTTTGTTGTAGTGTCGTCTGAGTCGTCTGTAGCATGGACAGATCCATGCACTCCGAACACGTAGTTGTCATATGTGCTATTGTCGCCCAACGTAACGGACTGAGTGATGATATGATTAGTTGTTTTGTATGTAAAATTGACTGCCATTATGCGTTCTCCAGTGTTTCAACCCGCTGTTCAAGATCTTCTATTTTTGACATCGCAACTTGTAACGCTCCGACGGCCTTGAGATACAACACGCTGTATTTAGCAAATTTAGTTGTAGTTCCTAAGTTTTCGTTTGTTTGTGGATTAACATCAGGATCTTCCTCAATTAAATTTGGCGAAACCTCTTCTAACTCCTGAGCGATTACGCCAAGCATCCGAGTTTGTGGACGAGATTTATATCTAAAATTCCGTAACTTAACCGCCTTAATATCGTCCCATTGGTTTTGTAAATTTGCATCCTCAATGTCCTGTTTGAGCTTGATGTCAGACGTTGATCCATAAGAGTTTGTAGCACTGCCGAAATTTCCGTTTCCTTTAATATTAGCTATCGTTCCATAACCACTGTCATAGCAGGTAAAAAACGCATTTGAGGTCGTGCTTGAGGTGTCTTTATTGGGATATAGGATTGCGAGACCATACGGATTCGTGGGATGTTCATGGCTGATAAACGTCGCCCATTGGTCAGAGGCATCGTGACCGAGTTCGTGCGTTTTGTCTGCCGTACGATAAGGGAACCCTGACCCCCACGTTTTACCCGCTTTTAACGTGCCTGTTACACTGAGGCTATCTGTTGGAGTTACGTTGATTCCCAGACGATGATTAGTGTCGTCCCAAACAAAATCGGCGTCACCGCCCATAGATCCACCGTTATTATATTGGATCTCCGAATCGGAACCTGCTACGCCTCCACCTCCTCCACCTGCCGCTACTGCGGTAGTAACGTAGGCTGTTGTGGCTATTTGAGTAGTGTTTGTGCTACTACCTGCTGTGGGAGCGGTAGGCGTTCCTGTCAAAGCAGGGCTTGCCAGTGGAGCATATGACGCTCCCTGCACACCGTCTAACGTATCCGCATCGAGGCCACTTCCCGAGCCGTCATTTCCTGAGTGCCAAACGGTTTTTGTTGCGGGCGAACCGCCCTCGACATACGTCCATTGTAAACCACTCGCCCCGGCTCCAATCCGTAGATCAGTCGAATCCTGTAGTTGTGAGATCTTGAAATAATGATTGGTTGAATCCCACGACTCCGACACTACGTTAGTGCTACTCTCTGCCCAATATACAAGCGGATCAGTGGTTCCTTGAAAATACATTTTGGTATTGTGCGATGAGTTTACCCGTAAGGCTCCTTGAGTTGAACTCGATAAGGATAATACTCCCGAATCGTGAACTACGTCAGACGCAACATTAATTTGTGTCGCACTGCTGTATTTGAGCATACCGCTTGCTGTTGACCCAGAAAAAGAAATCGATGACCCTGCATTGTCTGCATATGCGGTCGTTGCAATTTTTGTCGAGTTGTCGCTTGCTGATTGGGTCGTCGCCGTCGTTCCGTTAATTAACGCAAAGTTCGCGTCGTTGTCGGGATTAGTAACCAATTGAGTAAGCGTCCACCGATTCGCATCTGCGGAATTACGAGCAATGTCTAATCGCGTTTTAGTAGTTGCTTCACCTACCGTCCACCGTTGTCCCAGCGATCCATATGTGTACGTATTTGTTGCCATTTACCCTATCCCTTTTACCCTACGTATGAAATATCGCTATAAAGATCTAAATTATAGATTCGACCATTGTCGAACGTAACATATCCTGTTGCACTCGTACCTCCATCAACATGACCAACCTGTTTATATGTTGCTGGCATTTCCTCTACTTTAACTCGCACATACGGACTGTCAGGTAACATTGGCCGTATCCCCATTACGATATATTTAGCTTTCAGTAAAACTATTGGCGATCCAGACGCATGTGCGCGAGCCTCTGTGTTATACTGACCTCGCGTAACCGTTACGGTTGTTCCCCCTGTAATGTTTGTAACCAACATCGCCTCGGGCTGTCGGCTTCCAACGCCTAACGCAACATCAGCCTCTGACTGCCTAACCATTAACACATCGCCAACAGATAAAACCTCAGAACTGGCAAGCGTAAGCGTTGTTCCGCTATTATTAAGGCTCGCAGAGGTATTGCCTTTTGATACCCCAGTTAGTCGTGGTGGTAATAATGGGTGATCTATCATTAATACATCACCCAATGACAAATTGCAGTGAGTGTGGAACAGGTCAAACTCAATTACCATTCGCGGATGAGCAAACCATGATGTTAAATGTTCAGTAAAAAGACGAGCGGTAGCAGAATCTTGAATTAGATCCGAGTTGTAAGAGGAATCTTCAAACGCACTTAACCGTCCCTTACCTCCAATGTTTGCAACATGGGAATAGTTTGTCTGACTAACTATCGCATCTTCATCTACATTCGGACCTATATAAAACTTTGTTCCACTTGATGCGTAATTAACAGTAGTGTTTGCATCTTCATCCAATGCCTTAATAGTAATCTGAGTATCACTGTCTACAGTTACCACCTGATACTCTCGATCTCCTTCTATATACACTCTCTCGCCGACTACAATCCCCTTACTCGTAAACCCAGCTCCACTACTCACCAATAGTCCTGTAGTCGATTGACTTGAGACATATCCTGTCCCTGTTACACGCGCTGAACCCGATGCAATTTCTGTTCCAAAATACCTGTCAGATGCAGGGTCTTTACCGTAACGAAATGATATTTCATTTATATGAGAAGAGATAGGAACAGGGGACATTTTAAATATATAATTCCACGTTGACGGCGAATCAACCTTACCTGCAACTGGCATATCATAATCGCCAGCGACGACCGCGTTAGGGCTTCTGGTCTGATCTAACGCAGAAATAGACCATCCACCCTCCTCTGGGTATAGATGCAACCCTGCTTGAAAACAGTAATCCTCAATCCATGAAGCATCGACCTGTTGAGACAAGTTAAAATCAAACTTCCAACTCGCTCTGCTGGTCGCCGCATCTGACCAACCGTTTTTAATCTGTGCAGTAGGTAAGTTTAAGCCGTGTTTATGTCGTAATATTGCCTGTAAAATATGAACGGGATTGCGTAGCGTAGATCCATTAGAGCTTATATTCGACCCGTCATTATACTCAGTGGTGTAGTCTTTAAAACCCTGCCCCTCGTAAAACACCTGCGGAGCCTGATCTGATATACCAAAATTCAACATATCATTAAATACCACCACCAACTCTACGTCAGTTACTATCACACTACCAGAGCCAGCACACGTTAAATCTATATTCAGCAACGCAAAATCCCACTCAAGATATTCCGAAGCGGTAAGTGCTGTATCAGTTACTGCACTACTTAAAGTTGTTGCGCTTACTTTTTCTGTAGTGTCATCATACACAATCAACGTAGCATTACTTGACGATCTATGCACACGAACATGCAATGATGTTAGTTGACCTAATTTCGGAACCGCAGGGAAATATAATTTTAAATTCTGAGAACTGGTTATTGATAAAGATGTTGAGCTATCGCCTGTTGCTACTGGCTTAAAGTCGGTAAAATCATTACCCGTCTTAGCTCTTACAGGGCGCAATATTAATGTTCGAGCGGGATTCTTTACACTCGACTTTGCCAGTGATCCGCTTCCCCCGGATGGTATACTGGCCGAACCCGCAGTATTACTTAGCGAATTAACTTTAGCATATACATTCGCCGAGGGATAATACTGATATGTTTCTCCAGTAAGCGTAGATTGATACGGACGAACTCCTTCGATTTCAATAAAGTCAATCATCCTTAACGGTATCAACGCTACGCCCGTTTTAGTGCGTTCATGCGGACCCGCTTCATGCAAGCCAAACGATAACGGTATTGGCTCACCAAAACGATACGCATTAGGGAATTTAGTAGGCTCTACTAATTCATTTGGGAAAGGCTGTATTTGTGTTTTTGATTGATCTCTTAGCTTAATATTCCAAACATGATTCGACATATGATGCGAATCAACTTTACCTCTACCTAACTCTAATCGATCTGAATAAACTTGATTGCCATCAACAAAAACGAGATAAAAAACAATCTCATTATTTTCTAATATATATGTGTCAGCTATGTCAGAAATTGACTCTTCATCGCGTATTTTAATAGAAGCAGTTCCTACTGTTGCTAACCCACCGCGAGTATTCAGCGAACTCATACCAATATCGATTGGATTACGAGCAAGCAAACTATCAGCGTAAACATAATTCGTTCCACCGTCAGCTAATGTTATAGCACGAGAACCCCACAATATGTCATACGATGAACCAACAATCCTATCGATCTGACCCTGAGCCAGCCACGCAACTGAAACGCCATTATTAAATCTTACGTTATTTTGTTGTGAGGTAGTTGTTTTCATTTAGACAATAGCCAACTGTATATCTACCACCCACGAATTAAATGTCGTAGATCTTGTCCTTTCTAATCCTCCCATGTAGTATGCAGTATGTGCAGTCGAATCCCAATCGGTAAATGTAAATGGGTTGGTTGTCCCTGAGATTGTCGTTTGAATAAATGCTTTTAGAGTATTGTAATTTGCCTCAGTCATTGAACTCCAATGCAATATTGGATTCTTTAACGCACTCGCCGTTCGCGTTACACTTACCACCCTACCTCCCATTGCTCTCGACCTGACCTGTTGCAAATCTTCTTTCCATTGCTCTGGGTGATCGGGCGTTGCGATGTTGATTGTAGTGCTACTATACGCCATGCTAATCGTTGACATTATTAACCATTAACCCTTCTTAACATAATCGCCTCATTTACTGCCTCTTCGATTGCCTCTTGAATTTCCGTTGCATCAAACCTTACAATGTCCATAAGGTTGACCGTAGTAGATAAATTGCCGAAGAATTGATTTATACCCGTTGTGACTTCTGTCCCTATCTGAGAATCAATAGAGCTTGCTACTTCTGTTGAAGTGGTGGTATAAGTAGTAGACGTTCCAGTGGATGGTGTGGTGGACAACTGCGAGCCAGCTCTACTTTGAGCAAGAGCAGAAGAACCTGATAATCCTTCAATCATTGCATTGAAATCAGCAATGGCTTGTCTTTGGAGAGTAACTGAGCCACCCGCTAAACGATATTGATCTGCAAATTGGGATCGAAGCTCGACAGCCTCACCTTGAAACCTAAGAGCTGCAATTTGAGATTCTTGCACGTTCATCCCGCCAATAAGTTTGTCTTTCCCTCTTTCCATCGCCTCTAATCTGGCTTGAACAAACATATCTTCTAATTCTTGAATTTGATTTGTCGTTAGATCGAGAAGTTCTTGACTAATAACACCTCCAGTGCTTCCCTTTATAGCCTCCTTAAAAGTCTCAGCGGAAAAGTCAAAATGAATAATTTGCCTAAACGCATCAGCAAGATGTTTTCTAACATCACCATCAGGATCTAATGTTCGCAATCGACCATATTCAGTAACAGCCCCTTCAAATGAATTTGTTAAACCTTCTCCAAAGTCTATTAACTGTTCCCTATAGAGGACTTCGACACGATCAAGGGTCGCCCTATCAAAAGAAGAGGATGACAATCCAATTTCTTGTAATTGAGAAGCATTAAGACCAACTTCTGTGAAAAAACGGGAACGAGCATTATTGTCACCTAAATTATATCTCTCGTATACATCTGTTTTTTTGATTTTTTTTAAGTCGTTTTTTGTAAACTCTCCTCCTTCAGAAAGACTCATTAAGTTTTCAATATCGACACCTGAAGAATGTAAATCTTGAAAAAAATCAATAGAGCTTAATATTCCCTCTAAGTCTTTCTTATTAAACCCAGACCTATCACGATATGCTGATTCAATGACATTTTCTCTTTCTCTCATTCCTAAAAACTGTGACATACCCTGATCTAAAGCTGATCTCGCCGTAAATCCTAAATTTTCAATAGACTTAGTTAAATTTTGAATAGTTTTTACGGCTTGATTTGCACCATACGCTAATACGCCATAAACTCCACCAGACGCAAATGAAGAAGCCAAGTTTGAAGCATGGGCAGTTATATTAGCTATAAAATTATCAAGCTCTCCATTAATCCCCGAAGTAGCCGTTTTAAAAATACTCAAGCCTTTATTAAGATCTTTACCCAACGATCCATTTAAGTCTTTTGCAGTGTCTTTTATACCTCCCGTTAGTCTTTCTAAAAAACCAAGAATACCACTTCTTGAATCTTCAACAACTTCTGGAGTATATCCTCTTTGCTCAATCTGCCTTGCAGTAATCTCTTTTTCAAACGCGCCAAACAGCCTTCCGCTAAGAGAACCAGCTTGAGTCACCGCGGGAGTAGCCCCTACTTCTGTCTTGGCCTCTTGCCAAACAGATTGAGTCCTTTTAGTCATTTTACCTAAAAGGTCTATCCATCGCAGGTAATGCAGTTGAAAATCTAAATACTTTTGATCAACGTCTTTAAGGAAGTCAACTGTTTCACCATACAAACCGCCTGTCATTCTGATATGATCACCAGCAGTGCCACAGCTTCACGATTCGTAAATTGGTTATATTCGCTCGTCCCTCCCTTGCTAAAATCCACTACCTCTCTTGCAGGTTCAAAAGTATGACCATCACGGCGAATTTTTTCGTGATATTCACCAGTGCCTACATAATTTTGTTCTCTTTTTTTTATATCTTTCTTCCATTGCACTGGCTCATCAGGGGGGGTGGTAGTTATTTTAAAAAACGCTTTTAGTGTGTCCCAAAAATTTACAACCCAGTTTTTTACTTGTAAAAATTTGCTTTTAAGATAGTCACCTATCCATTCAAAAATAACTTTCATGGCTCTTATAGGATCATCCATAGCCGATCTAAATATTTCTTTATTTGTAACTGAGTCTTTATTGTATGTTCTTCCTGTGTCTAAATCTTGAGAAATAACAGAATCTCGACTTTGATACCTTCCAGTTCCTTTATGGAACATATATTCTTCCTTAAACATTGCTCTGGGAGTCCCATATGATGAAAGGTTCGTAGGAACTTCTTGCCTCATACCGATAACGCTATTCTTTAAAAAACCCCAAAACCCTTTACTTTTTTCAAAACCTTTTGTCATATCTTCATAAACAACGATCCACTCTTTGCCTGTCTTGAGAGCTTGCCTTGAGGCTTCTTCCTGAGCATCCATGTATGCTCTATTACCTTCTCTGGTAAACCGATCAGATGTAACAGGATCTGAGAGTGTGTAATCGTTTCTTTCGCTCAGATAGCCACCAACATTCATCCCTGCATAACCACCTGCACCTGCGACCGCCATACGACCTATTCCAGCAGGGTTAAAAGAAAGAAGAAGGGGTAACATCTTTATTATCTTCATTGCACCAAGCGCGGTTAATGCACCTCCCAGCATAAGAAACGCCTTAGCGACTTTATTTATATTGTCAGAAATATTTTTCATCACATTAGCAAAACCAACACTAAATCCCATTGCTTCATCTTGGCGACCAATAACTCTTGTAATCGCGTTGTCAAG